CTCGAGAATTTCAGATTTTCGCTCGCGTGGCCTGAGTTACTATGAATTGGACGGAGAACCAACGAGATAACTGCATATACTCGTATTATCAGGGACTAAAGAACGGCTCCATTGCCGCAGGCCGTTTTATCCTGGCATTATACGACTACATCATCGCCGGTCTTCAGGATCGGCGGTTCTTTTTTGACCAGAAGAAGGCGAACGATGCCATCGAGTGGATTGAGACGCACTGTTTTCATACGGAAGGACCGCTCGCACCCGGTCCGCTGAAGCTGGCACTCTGGCAGCAGGCCATGATCTCCATCATGTTCGGGATCGTGGACGCAGACGGGAACCGGCAGTTCCGGGAAGTGGTGCTGGTAGTCGCCAGGAAGAACGGCAAGTCGCTGTTGGCTTCCGGCATTGGGAACTACATCTTCCGGATCGACGGTGGGTATGGTGCCAGGGTGTTCTGCCTCGCTCCGAAACTGGAACAGGCTGACATCATCTACAACTCCATCTGGCAGATGATCCAGCTGGACCCTGAGTGGCAGGAGCTGAAGGAGCTGTCCCTTGAAAAGGACACACAGCATCGGAAGATCCATGATGATTCCATGTTGGCGCGGCATCGTCAGACGGATCTGGCAATCCTCGGCACCAACAGCACGGTGAAGAAGATCGCCTTCTCCGCAAAGAAGTCGGACGGCTTCAATCCTTCGCTGACCATCTGCGACGAGGTGGCGAGCTGGAGCGGTGATCAGGGCCTCAAACAGTACGAGGTCATGAAGAGCGCGATGGGTGCGCGTCCGGAAGGCATGATGTTGTCCTGTACGACTTCCGGCTACATAAACGATTCCATCTATGACGAGTTGATCAAGCGGTCGACTCGTTTTTTGTTGGGAGACTCGAAGGAAAAACGCCTGCTGCCGTTCCTGTACATCATCGACGATGTGGAAAAGTGGAACGACATAAACGAGCTGCGGAAATCGAATCCGAACCTCGGCGTTTCCGTCTCCGTGGACTACCTGCTGGAAGAGATCGCCATTGCGGAAGGGTCCCTGTCGAAGAAGGCAGAGTTCCTGACGAAGTACTGCAACATCAAGCAGAACAGCTCGCAGGCATGGCTGTCGACTCAGGTGGTCGAGAAGGCCTCCGGGCCGCAGCTGCATCTGGAAGACTTCCGGGGTTCGTACTGCGTCGGCGGAATCGACCTGTCCCAGACGCGAGACTTGACGGCCTGCAACGTGGTCATCGAGAAGGGCGGACAGCTTTATGTGTTCAGCCAGTTCTTCCTGCCGGCGGAGCGCATCGACGAGGCGACGGAGCGAGACGGCGTTCCGTATAACGCCTACATCCAGCGCGGCATCTTGACGGCCAGCGGCGACAACTTCGTCGATTACCATGATTGTTTTAGTTGGTTTACGCGACTGGTTGAGGAATTCGAGATCCTGCCGCTCCAGATCGGGTATGACCGATATTCTGCTCAGTATCTCGTTCAGGAAATGGAGGCGTATGGCTTCCACATGGACGATGTTTACCAAGGCGAAAATCTGTACCCGGTCATTCAGGAAATGCAGGGCCTGCTGGAGGACGGAAACATTCACATCGGAGACAACGATCTCCTTAAGATGCACCTGCTCAACAGTGCGATAAAGATGAGCAACGAACGAGGCCGGGGGAAGCTGGTCAAAGTCAACTCGACGCTACACATTGACGGATGCGCCGCGCTACTGGATGCGCTGACGGTCCGCCAGAAGTGGTACGGCGAGATTGGAACACAACTGAGGAACTAAGATGGGACTTTTTGAAACGATTTTTAAGAACAGACCGAAAGAGCCGGCGAACTATCAGGGCATTTTCAAGATGCTGAACGCCTACCAGCCGCGCTTCACTTCATGGGGTGGATCCATTTACGAGTCGGAGCTTGTCCGGGCGGCGATCAATGCCAGGGCGACGCATGTCTCGAAGCTGGATGTCCAGTTCCAGGGCGCGGCCCGTCCTGCACTCCATCGAAAACTCAAAGCGGCACCGAACCAGTTCCAGACATGGAGCCAGTTCCTGTACCGGCTTGACACTCTGCTCGATGTCCACAACACGGCGTTCATCATCCCGATCTGGGACGAGTACGGCGAGCCGTCCGGGATCTACGCGCCGCTCCCTCACCAGTGCGAGGTTGTCCAGTACAAGATCGGCAGCAGGTCTGTCCCGTTCCTTCGGTACAAGTTCGCATGGGGCGAGACGGCAGCGGTCGAGCTGGAATACTGCGGCATCATGACCAAATTCCAGTACAAGGATGACCTGATGGGCGAGAACAACCACGCGCTGTTCCCGACGATGGAGCTGATCAACATCCAGAATCAGGGCATTGAGGAAGGTGTGAAGAGTTCCGCCACCTATCGCTTCATGGCTCGGCTCGGTAACTTCGCAAAGGCCGAAGACCTTGCCAACGAGCGGAAGCGGTTCAGCGCGGCGAACCTTGCCAGAGATGCGGAAGGCGGCGGTCTGCTCCTGTTCCCGAACACCTATCAGGACATCAGGCAGATCGAGGCGAAGCCGTTCGTGGTAGACGCGGACCAGATGAAGGCCATCAAGGACAACGTGTACCAGTATTTCGGCGTGAACGAGGACATCCTGACGAACAAGTTCAGCGCGGACACATGGTCAGCCTTCTACGAGGGCGCGATCGAGCCGTTCGCGGTTCAGTTCAGCGAGGTCATGACCAAGATGTTGTTCACGATCCGTGAACAGACACAGGGCAATCTGGTGATCGCCACATCGAACCGGCTACAGTACATGAGCAATGCGGACAAGCTGAACGTGTCGGCGCAGATGGCTGACCGTGGATTGATGACGCGGAACGAGATCCGGCAGATCTGGAATCTGGCACCGCTTCCGGAGCCGTATGGGTCACAGCTCCCGGTTCGTGGTGAGTACTACACAGTAGGAGAAAGCGAGGAAACAAATGACGACGAAGGAAATCAGGGCGTTTGACTTCGAGGTCCGGGCGGAGAACAACGAGGAACACGGCAACGTGATCACCGGCATCCCGATTGTTTACGGACAGCGGACGGACCTTGGATGGCATGACGAAATAATTGAAGAAGGCGCACTTTCCGAGACTGATCTTCGCGATGTGCGTTTTTTAGTTAACCACAACGTGGACATGATTCCGCTGGCGCGGAGTCGTAACAACAACGCCAACAGCACCATGCAGATGTCTGTTGACGAGAATGGCATGGCGATCCGGGTCGATCTGGACACGGAAAACAATGCCGACGCAAGAAGCCTGTACTCTGCCGTCGAGCGTGGAGACATCTCCGGAATGTCCTTCATGTTCACGGTTGATAAGGATAGCTGGGACGATCTGGAAAGCGAACACCCGACGAGACACATCCGTTCCATCGGAAAAGTTTTCGAGGTGTCTGCGGTCACGTTCCCAGCATACAGTCAGACTTCGATCACGGCGAGGGGCCTTTCCGAAGCACTGGAGGGTGCGAAGGAATCACTGGAGAGTGCAAAAGCCGAGGCGCGGAAGATCGAGGCTGAGAAACTGAAAATAAAAATTTTAGCGAGGTATTAATTATGAATTTTACCGAGATGAACACAGAAGAGCTGCTGGCGAAATCGGCTGAAATTCGTTCTGCAATCGAAGCCGAAGAAGATCTTGAAAAACTTCGTGCTCTCGATAGCGATCGCAAAGCTGTCGATGCAGAACTTGAAGCCAGGAAAGCGGCTGAGTCTGAAAAAGCCGAAATCCGTGCGGCGGTTGCTGCCGGTGCCGGCGAAGTTGTTGAAACTGTGAAAGTTGAAGAAAGGGAAAAAGAAATGTACGGAATCGAATCTGCTGAATATCGTTCTGCATTCATTAACAATCTGCTGGGCAAAGCCACCGTCGAAGAACGTGCGATCCTGGCTGACAACACCACTTATGGCGACGGCATCTCTCTGCCGGTAGCTCTTGATCAGGCGATCTGGGATCAGGTCAACGAAGCTCACCCGATCCTGGCTGATGTTGCGAAAATCAATTCCGGCATCGCGATCAAGGTCACTCAGGTTACTCCTGCTGCCATCACGAAGAAGAAAGACAGCGATACCAACGCTGAACAGACCATGACCACTGCGGAAGTCGTTCTGGTCGGTGCTGATTATCACACCTATGTCACCCTGTCCTATGCGGAAGCTAAGATGAGCCAGGGCGCGGTCGAAGCTTTCCTGACGAAGGAAATCGCGGACGCTATCGGCGAAGCTCTTGCGAAAGATGTTTTTGCCCGTATCCTGAGCGACGCTGGTGCTGGTCAGGCTGTCACATCCACCTCCGATATGTTCGAAGACCTGAAGGGTGCGCTTGCCAAAGCTACCAAAGCTGCTCGCCCGGTCGTTTACGCTCCCAGCACTGCTTATTATGAAATCCTGGGCGCGATCAAACAGGGTTCTCCGTTCAACATGGGTGCCGCTCTTGGTTGCCCGGTTAAACTTGACAACGCTGCGACCAAAGTTACTGTTCTTGATCCGAACATGTTCGTCCTGAACGTGATCCAGAACACCACGATGGAATCCCAGCGTGACGCGAAGGAAGCTGCGATCGTTATCGCCGGCTACATGAGAGCTGAAGGCTGCCTGAGAAAGACCGCTGCGGCTGCGTACATCAACTAATAATCATTGAAATGGGAGGGGCTTCGGCCTCTCCTGTTTTTTCGGAGGAATAAACAATGCGTGACAAGGTAAAAATGGCCCTTCGGATAGTGACAAACGCATATGACGATGAAATAGACGGCCTGATTGCGGCGGCTTTTCTCGACCTGGGGATTGCCGGGGTTGCTGTCCCGGAAGACCTGGACGATATTGTCGCGCTGGCGGTCACAACCTTCTGCAAGCTCCACTTCGGGTCTCCGGAAGAGTATGACCGGCTCAAGGCTTCCTATGACGAGCAGAAGGCACAGCTTTCGATGGCTACGGGGTACACGGTATGGACAGAAGCGACATCATCGACCTGATCAACCAGACGATGGCGAAAAACGAATATGGCGTGTGGAGTCCGGAGGAAACCAAGCGGACAGTGTTCGTGAAGGTGGACAGTGTGACGGCTTCCGAGTTCTTTGACGGAGGCAGAAACGGTCTGAATCCGGAATACCGCTTCACCATGTTCGGCGGAGACTATCAGGGCGAGAAGGTTGTGGAATACAACGGCGAACGTTTTGCTGTGTACCGGACATACAAGGCGAAGAACGACATGATCGAGCTGTATGTCGAGCGGAAAGGCGGCACGAATGGCAAAGAAAGTTCCACTTGATAAATTGCAGTCCGAGATCGACAAGATCATGGACGAATACAAGGATCAGGTGACTGACGGAGTTAAGGATGCTGTCGTGGCGGTGACTAAGGCTGGAGCGAAGGCAGTGAGGTCGGAAGCGCAGAGCAAGTTCGGCGGAACCGGGAAGTATGCCAAAGGGTGGACTTCTAAGGTCGAGAAGGACCGGCTCGGAGCGCAGGGCGTGATCTATAACAAGGCCGCTCCCGGTCTGCCTCATCTGCTGGAGAAAGGCCACGCCAATCGTGGCGGCGGTCGGACACCAGGAAGGCCGCACATTAAACCGGTCGAAGAGAAAATCAACAAGGAATTCGAGGAAAAGGTGGTGAAAGCAATTTGACCTACAAACAAATAGACACAATGGTCGGACTGATGGGTCTTCCGTATGCTTACTACCAGTTCCCGGAGACCGGTCAGCATCCGCCATTCGTTTGCTGGTATCTGGAAGGCATCGACGATGTATACGCGGACAACGCCAACTACCAGCGAATCGTCAACTTAACGATTGAGTTTTATTCCGACGAGAAAGACTTCACCAACGAGGCCGCTATTGAGTCCCAGCTGACTCTGAGCGGCCTTACTTATACCAAAACGGAAACGTACATCGACAGTGAAAAAATGCACCAGACGGTGTATGAAATGGAGGTTTTAATCAATGGCTAATAAGGTTAAATACGGCCTGAAGAATGTCTACTATGCCGTAGCGACTATTAGCACCGCAGACCATTCGGCAACCTACGACACTCCTGTAGCGTGGCCTGGTGCGGTCAATATGTCTCTGAGTGCAGAAGGTGACACGACCAAGTTCCGGGCCGACAATATCGATTACTGGGTAGGCCAGTCAAACAACGGCTACTCCGGCGACTTCGAGTCCGCTTTGATCCCGGACAGCTTCAAGAAGGACGTCCTCGGCTACATCGAAGACGCTGCCGGCGCACTGGTGGAAAGCGCGGAAGCGAAGACCATTCCGTTCGCGCTCCTGTTCCAGTTTGAGGGCGATGACAAGAACACGCGGCATGTCTTCTTCAACGTGTCCGCAACTCGTCCGACAATCAGCGGCGCAACCACTGCGGAAACCATCGAACCGCAGACCGAGACTGTCACGTTTACGGCTACTTCGATCTACAATGCGAGTCTGGGCAAGGAAATCGTAAAGGCTTCCGTCTCTGAAGACGATAGTCCGTACGCGACCTGGACTTCGGCAGTTTATCAGGCGACAGCTCAGTAACAAATCAGGA